CGCACTATGACGCAAGAAGAAAAAAATCAAGCCCACGCGATACTCATCGACTATGCTTCGGGGATGCTCGGCCGATTGGCAGACATCGACCAGCGACTTGCGGAGTATTTCGGTGGTATCATCAGCAACCCCGATCTGCACAATGGCTATGAGATACTCTGTGCCGTGAAGTTTCTACGGCTGATGCAGACCTACGACTTCAACACCGAGCGCGTGCAGCAGATCATCAAACTGCGAGAGGGCGAATGGGAGCAGCGACCTGACGGGCGGTGGCGACATCTGCGAGGCGGCATTAAGTGTCCAGGCACCGACACGGCACACGTCTATCGTTGGCAACCATTCCAGGTGTTCGTGCTGGCATCGGTGTTCGGCTTCCACCATTGGTTCAATACGGAGGTCAAAGCCATCGACAAGCCCGAACTGTTGCCCACCGAGCGCGAGAACGAAGACGGGATGGTAGAAGACTGGCGAAGGCTCTGTAATTATTTCGTTCTCTATACCCCTCGAAAGACCGATAAGACGGGTATGTCGGCATACATTCAGGTGGTGTTCTTCCTGATGGGCGACTATAATTCGGAAATCTACTGCTGTGCGAATGCAGAGTTTCAGTCGCGCATCCTCTTCAGTCGCGCCACATTCATGCTGAAGGATATCGACACCCGCAATAGGTTTAACATCACGTCGAAGCAGATAGTGTGGAAGCCAGCCTTCCACTCTGTTAGAAACGCGATGATCATGCCGCTGACTGCCGGAGGAAAGACGAAGGATGGCCCGTTTGCCGAACTCGTAAACTGGGATGAGTTGGGTTCGTCGCCCTACGTCAACGGCAAGAGCGACATGATGGGACTGGTCAACGTGATGCGCTCGTCGATGGGCCCAAGACGCGAGGGACTGACCTTCGGCACTACCACAGCGGGCACGATATCATCAGGCCCCTTCATCGATATGCTTAACGGACTGCATGAGAATCTGCTCCGCGAGATCAAGTTCTATACAGGCGAGGAGCAGCCGACACTCAGTGATGACCGCCAACTGTCGCTGTTGCTGGAACCCGACGATTGGGAGAAGCACGATGAAGAGCTGCTGCTCACCTCGAAGAGCCTACGAAGGAAGATCAATCCGATGCTCGGTGTCACCTGTCAGCATCAGTTCTATGAGGATAGCATTGCAGATATGAAGAATGGAAAGATGACGAAGGGCGAACTATTCTCTAAACTCTTCAACGTCTATGCCTCGCAAACCACTCACGACTGGTTTAAGCCGGAAGAGATTCGTGCCATCCAGATAGACAGACGGGTGGACGATTGCACCTCTGCCGACGGTTGGATAGTCTTCGCTGGCATGGACTTTTCGCGAGGCGATGACCTCAATGGTGCAGCGTTCCTCTGCTACAACACCCACACCGATGAGTTCTTCGGAGATATGGATGTCTATATGAGCGAGGATGCCGTGAACGCAAGCCCCATCCGTGAGTTGCTGTTGAAGTGGGCACGCGATGGGTGGCTCACCATCGTGCCTGGTAAGACCTTCGACCCGTCGTGGCCTGTGAACCGCATCATCGAGCTCGACTCGAAAGGTGTCGATTTTGGAGCATTCGGTTACGACCCATACAATGCAAAGACGGTGGTGAATGCCATGAGCCAGTGGGTATTCGACATCGGGCTCGACCCAAAGCAGTTCGTGTTGCCTGTGCGCCAGAACTTCGCCACTTACAACCCCGTGGTCAATGAGTTTGACTACATGGTAAAACGCTCGCGTGATGACGGGATGGGGCATCAGATTCCCGACCCGAAGATTCACCTCTCGATGAACCCTCTCTGGCCTTATTGCTTCGGCTGCTGCACTCTCCAAGAAAGCAGCGACGGCATGGAGAACGTGAAGCCCGTGAAGAAGGATGGTGGTGCAGCCACCAAGGTCGATCCCGTTCAAATGCTGCTGTCGGGATTGATACTCTATGATGCAGCGGAAAATCAGATCAGTAAATAAATCGAATTATGATTGAAGGTTTAAAGAATGCCATCATCATTGATGGAGTAGTGCATGAGTTAGTGGATGTTGATCCAGGTATAAATGAGTGCGAAACTTGCTCACTGCGAAAAGAGTGCTTGGATTGGCTTGGGCCAGGGTCGCTTTGCGCAGATTTATTCGATGATGCAGTGTATAAAAGATTTAAAGAAAGGACAGATTTATGAAAGTTACACGACACTATGAGAACGATCATGTCATCCTCTACATCGAGGAAGGCGAGATGAAGACCTGTATTACATTAAATAATGACCGCCAACTCCGTCGCCTCGGTGAGTGTCTCATCGACCTTGAGAGGACGGGAGCGAGAGAGGTGAGAATTAATGATGCGAGACCACGAAGCGATCACGGGGACTGACCCCATGATCATAAACCCATTAAATTTTAGTAAAATGGAAAGATTACAAGAAATTACCGAGAACAAGAGACTTAGAAAGGAACTGGACGAGAAAATCCAGGAAGTGAAGAACCTACCGCCAAGCCGCGAGCGCAGTTTAGCCATCACTAAACTCCAGGAGGCGGTCATGTGGCTGGGTATGGATTTGAAGCGTCTGAACGACACGAACCCGTACCCATCGAGCAAAGACCCTTCGACGGGCGACAAGATTGAGCCAACGGCTGATGGACTAAAGTTCTAAACGAGAAAAAGTCACATTCAGAAGCCCCGATTTGTAGAAATCTCACGAATCGGGGATTTTAATTCAAAATTACATTAATTTAGAAGACTATGTACGAAATTAATTTAAAATCATGGGTAGTATTGATTGCTACTGGGTTGTTTTTAATTCTTGGCGGTGTTGGCAGTTGTATGTACGTCATACCGAAGTATAATGTTTGGCGGCAGGAGATGGAAGGCAAGGCCGAGTTTGCCAAAGCAGAGCAGAACCGCAAAATCAAGATTGAAGAAGCCAAGGCAAACCTCGAAGCAGAGAAACTGAACGCACAGGCCGAAATCGAGCGTGCCAAAGGTGCAGCCGAGGCCATCCATATCGAGAACGGCAGCATCACTCCGGCATACATCCAATACCTCTGGGTGCGTCAGCAGAATGCGAACACGAACAACAAGATCATCTACATCCCCACCGAGGCAGGATTGCCAGTGCTGGAAGCAGGGAGAGTGGCGAAGAAGGAAGAGTGACAGCAGTAAACCCCGCACCGCAAAATGAACGGAAAGTATGAAAGGGTTTAGAACTATCTCAGAATCGTATCGCACAGTGTTGTTGTTGGCATTGGCGGCCGCAGTAGCAGTCTTCGGGCTGCTGCTGTTTACCGGCTGCACAACCACCAAGTATGTGCCTATCGAGACCGTGCGCACCGACACACTGAAGGTGACGAAATATGAGCGCGCAACAGTCTTTATCCACGACTCGACCATCGTCAGTGAGAAGGGCGACACGATGTTCGTCGAGAAGTGGCACACCAAGTTCCGCGACCGCTGGCATCACGACTCCGTGTACATCGCCAGCCACGACACCATCCCGCAGCCTTACCCCGTCACGGAGTATGTCGAGCGCAAGCGTTCTAAGCTCGACTGGTTTTTCATCATCACTGGTATCATTGCCTTGATAGCCGTCATCGTTTACGCTGCTATCAAAGTGCGCAGGTTTTTGCCGTAGCCAAATTTCTCTTGTCGCGCTATATCAAGCCGTGAGGCTTCATTCCACCCCAAGCGAGGGGTCGCACAAATCTCTTAGATTCATAAATTGTAAGTTTAAGTTATTAAGGTGTTCCCCGATGGCCCGTCACTATAACAATCGCCATCGGGGTTTTTTCGTGTACCTACGCATCTGCGTAAACCCCCACAGCCATTTGTAAGGGATTGTAGTTAATTAAATTCATTCAAATGGAAATATCAATAGACACAATCATTGCACTGCTATCGCTATTACTTGGCGGTGGCGGTGGCGCATTCTTCACCTGGCGGTGGCAGAGGCGCAAAGCAAAGGCCGAAGCAAAGACAGCCGAGGTCGATGCAGCCAAAGAGTTGCAGGATGTGTATCAGCAACTTATTTCAGACGTGAAATCTGATCGTGACGAACAGAAAGCCTACATCAGAGAGCTGAAGGATGACCGACGAAATCTTCGCCACGATCGGGACAATCTCAGTAAACGTCAAGACGAACTTGAAGAACAGGTCAGAATGTTACGAAGAGATGTCGCCCGCAACGGTCGCATCGTCGATTGTATGCGCCCTTTCCTGTGTGGACGCGAGGGATGTGCCATTCGCGTCCCCGTAACAATATCTCAAGCCGGGGAAATTGAAAAGACCATCCGACCGGAAGATCAACAGCCCCATGACATTGAACCAGAAAACGATTTTTAGTTATGAATATCCCTGTCACAATGCACTTCACGATAGAAGAGATGTATGCAAGCGAAACCGCTAAAGCGAGAGGCATCGACAATAAACCGAGCATTCAACAGATTATAAATCTTGTGTATCTATGCGCCTATGTGCTTGAACCGCTCCGCGTGGCGATGGAAAGACCTATCAAGATCAGCAGCGGGTTCAGGTGCCAGCGGTTGAACGCTGCCGTCGGTGGTGTCTATAACTCGCAGCACATGAAAGGTCAGGCAGCAGATATCGACATCGATGGAGACCTCAAATTCGGGCGCAAGGTCTTCGACTACATCAAGAACCATCTGCCATTCGACCAACTCATCTGGGAGCATTCCGCAAGCGGTACCTATTGGGTTCATGTCAGTTTTGTGTTCCCCGACTTCGGGAAGAACCGCAAGAAGGTAATCGACAATCTGCTGAAGCGTTAAGACTTGTAAGTTTTCATCATCATAGTTTTAGTTTGATTTGTTTTAGTTTAGTATTTGCTTAACTTCAGGGCGACGGCGGTCGCCTTTTTTGTTTAATAATCTTAAAAATATAGCCGATTTCTTGCAAGTTTGCGTGGAATCGCTTATCTTTGCACCGTTCAAATTTCAAACGGGCGTAAGATGTCGCCCAACAAGGCGGCTATTTTTATGGCCGATATATAGATAGGTTAATATGCACAGCAGCACCGCGTGTGGTATCGGATAACGACCACAAGGAATTCCCCGTTTGAATCCTGAACAGCGCGTAGTGCTGCTATTTTATTTGTTCAAATATCAAACGTTATGAGTAACAAAGCATTTGAGAAGAAGATGAAGGAGCGCAACGCTGCCCATCTGCTGTTAACAGAGTTCGTAAAGCGTGAAGCCGAGGATGTCGCCCGTGCATTAGAGCCGCTTATCCCCATCTACGGAGTGGTGACGAAAGAGTCGTTGAAGGACAATATGCGAGTAGTGGCGCAGACATTCGCAGGGCTTGCCCTCCAACTGATTGACCACAACAGCACACTTGACCCCAACGACACCGACAACATGATCTTGCCATGTGGAGCAAAGACGATGCACAGCACTCTTGAAGAGCTGTCACGATTCATCGAAGGTACACGGCAACTGATGTGGACTATTGGCGACAAGCACTACGACGACCCAGCCATCAAACTTGTGCGTGAGATATTCTTTGAATACGACACCCAAATGTAACCGACTATGGAAGAGATTTGGAAAGACATCAAAGGCTTTGAAGGTCGCTACCAGGTGAGCAACATGGGCAGGGTGCGAAGTCTTGATCGATGGACTAACCATGAACATCCACATTTTTTAAAAGGCAGAATGATAAACCCATCAATGAACAAAGGAAAAGGCTATTTTCGTGTTTCACTGAGTGACGGCAGTCGGAACTATACGCACTACGAGGTGCATAGGCTTGTAGCCTTGCACTTCGTTTCAGGGTTTAAGCCTGGGCTTGTTGTGAATCATAAGAACGAGATTAAGACAGACAATCGTGCAGAGAATCTTGAATGGTGTACCTATCAATATAATCTGAATTACAGCGACGTTGTGGCATGGAAGCGAAAACCCGTGTATCAATATACATTAGACGGTGACTTCGTAGCCAAACACAAATGCTGTGCAGACGTAGAGAAGATACTGGGTACATATCAGGGTGCGATGGTTCACGTCATGTACGAAAGCAAGACAGGAAAGTGGAAAGGCTACCGATGGAGTTTTGAACCACGAACCAAGGAATATTGGAAGGCTCACAGCATCAAAGGCAACGCAAGGCGCAGAAGGGTTAACCAGTATGACCTTAATATGAATTATATCAGGACATACAACTCCATGAATGAGGCTGCTGCTGATAACGGTGTGACCGTTGGCTGTATCCATTCATGCTGTCAGAGGAAATCCACTATTGCAAAAAAATACCTGTGGAGGTACACTGATTAGATTTGTAAAGTAAACCCCAATCAACGAAAAGCCCGATTAGTGTAACAGCTAATTGGGCTTTTTTATGGGAGCATATTCAAACAATCCAGATTATTGGAAGAATAAAACAACTCGTAGTTATTCTACAGGCAGGGGAAGCGCAAGTGTAGAGCTTTCAGGGTTCACGGAGAATCTTGAAGCCTTTGGTCGCATTATGACCAACGACCCGCAGATGGCTTCTATATTCAGAAAGTACATCAAGGATTTGCTAAAAGATGTACGAAAGAAACTCTCACAAGACGCAAAAAACTACATGAAAGATGACCCGCGAAAAGCCGCAAGAGCCGTCAAATACTTTGTGTATAAAGAGGGTTTTGGTGGTAATGTTAGTATTCTTCAGAAAAAAGCGGGTAAAGCTGGGGCAAAATATATGCTGATAAGACAACGCAAAATAGATCAGAACCCCAACCAGCGAGGCGGTAATCGTAGGCCAAGAATCGACGATGAGCGCAATCGCTTAGAATATTATTTTGGTACTGACAGAAATTATATACTCAGATTTTTGGGGTCTGGAACAGTCAAGCGTATGTCTCGTTTCGGCAATCGTGGCAGTATAAGAAGAACAGATTGGTTCGGACGTACTGCACCGCGGCACATGGAGGACGCAGCCAATCAAGTGGCAGAAGCAATTAACGAATATGTAAAGCAGCAGACAAATGGCTAAAAGTGATGTATTATTAAGAATGAAGGCTGATGTTAGCAATTATGATGCTAACATTGCCAAAGCGAGGAAAACGCTCGACGGGTTTAAACAAGACAACCTGACGCTGGGCGGCATAATGAATCAATCGACAAAATCAATCGTGGCTGCTGCCGCTCAGTATGCCTCATTTGCTGCTGTGATTGGCACAGTTGCCAGTGGTTTTGCTGATGCAGCAAGCAGAGGCATGGAGATGTCGAAGGAGGCCGAAGGTGTATCGAAAGCCTTTGAGCGATTGAACCAACCAGGACTTCTTGATAATTTGCGCGAGGCAACACATGGAACGGTCAACGATCTTGAACTGATGAAGCAAGCGGTGAAGTTTGACAACTTTAACCTCTCGCTTGAACAGATGGGCACATTCCTCGCTTTCGCCCAGCAGCAAGCCAAGGACACTGGTCAGGATGTGAACTACCTCGTTGACTCCATCGTGACGGGTCTTGGCCGTAAGTCGCTCCCCATTCTCGACAACCTCGGACTCTCTGCCGAGGAAATCAAGAACCGAATGAAGGAGACGGGCGACATGACCACCGCTGTGGCAGAAATCATCCAGGAGCGTATGGAGGCCGCAGGCGGTTACGTCGAGACAGCTGCCGACCGTGCCGCGCAAGGACAGGCACGACTTGACAACGCCATGAAGGAGCTGGGTGACACGATGAACTCACTGACTGGTGCAGGCGCAACACTCTGGACGGATCTGAAGATAGGTGCTATCGACCTCGCGAACAACGCCATCAGGCCACTAATTCAGATGTTCAACTCGCTGGCCAACTTCTTGAATGGCCCGTCAAAGGAAGACATCGTAACGAGAGGTATGACCGATGTCACCGACACCGTTGACGACAACGGCCGACTGATCCGCAAGAACGCCATCGCCAGCATTCCTGAAATCACCGTCAGCGGCACGGCTCCGAAGAAAAAGAACGGTGGCAGTCGCGGTAGCGGCAGAAAAGCGTTCAATGTCTCGTCGATAGCATTTGATGCAAACAAAGCCGCGCTTGCAGCAGTTAAGGCAGAAGACGAAGGGCCGTCTGAGATATGGAAGGCCATCACCGAAGGGGCGAAGGATTCAACAAGTTCGGTCGAGGACTTGGTAGATGCCTTCCAGAAGCTCAACAAGGTGCAGGGCGTGACCGCCAAGGATGCCGACAAGGACTCGGGTAACTTGGCTGAAAACTGGCGCAATGCGGGTACGGCCATCGGTGCCGTCGGTGCTGCGATGAGTCAGATAGAAGACCCTGCGGCCAAGGTGATGGGCACGATAGCGCAGGCCATCGCCACCATCGCACTCACGTTTGCATCGTCGCTCAAAGGTACCTTCACACCTTGGGATTGGATTGCAGCAGCAGCTGCCGGAACAGCCACGATGATCAGCACGATTGCCGCCATCCACTCGGCCACAGGCTATGCTCAGGGTGGTATCGTAAAGGGCAACTCATATAGTGGTGATAACATCTACGGTGGCCCTGATGCGATGGTCAATGCAGGCGAGTTAGTGCTCTCGAGAGCGCAGCAAAGCACGTTGGCGAGCCAGCTCCAGAACAATGGCTCGACGGTGAATGTCGTAGGCCGCGTGGTGGGCGAGGACATCTTCCTATCGGCTGACCGATACGCTCGCCGCTCTGGTCGCGGATCAATACTAACTGGTAAAAATCTATAATCGATATGGCACAATTAGGTAACAATATTCTGGTGTATCTCAACGGCACGGCCATCGCTGGCACGAAGAGCAACGAGATTCAGACAGACTGCGAAACGCTCGAAGTGACAAATCCTTCGTCTGCACAGTGGCGGCAGTTCATTGCAGGTCGCAAGCAGTGGACGGTATCGACGGGATTCCTGGTGCTGGCTGGTGCTGACATCACGAAGATGCTGACCGTAGGCACCACCTACACCCTTCAGTTCCGCGACCGCGCAGGCTCAAACATCATCGAGGGGCAAGCCATCCTGAAGACTTGCAAGATCAGCGCAACGCGCGGCAACCTCGCAACAGGTGCATTCTCATTTCAAGGTACTGGCGAACTCGCTGTGCCGCAATCATAAAAAAGTAAGACTATGGCATATCAGCAATCATTTATATCGCTCGACGGTGAGACATTCACCCTGCGCATCGACGGTGTGACTCCATCTGCGGCTCTGCCACTCTCAGACGAACCTATATCGACCGACGAGGACAGCGACTCGGATATGTTCATCCCAGTACGCACGCAGAGCGGATACATCAGACTGAAGTGTACGGATAAGACGACGTGGCGACAGCTGATCCCATCGTCGGCCACGGCTATGCCTGTAACATTAAAGAAGGGCACAACCATCGTGTGGCAAGGCTATGTGCAGACGGGAACTTACGGCACGACATGGCCAGCCATCTATGAAGACTTTGAGCTGCCAATCGTGTGCGGTCTCTCCGTCTTGGAGTCATTTAATGTCGATGTGCAAGGCCCCGGAGACACGGTGACCATCGGCCAGCTGCTCGAATACCTATTCGGCAAACTTTCAGGACTGACCTATAAGGCTTATTTCCATTGTGGAAACCCAGGCTATGTGTCGGCATGGTTGCAGTATCGCGTCATCTGGAGGAACTTTCTCGACGAAGATGACGGCACACTTAAGCCATCCTACAACTGTCAGGAGATACTTGAAGAGGTGTGCAAGTTCTACGGATGGTCATGTCGCACACATGGCGACGGCATCTGGTTCACAAATATTACAGACTCCGAAAGAAACGATGTGGTGCAAGTGTTCACGATGGCACAACTTGCGAATGGTTCATCGACTACTTTTGAGACATTTTCGACACATACACTTGCAGATGCCGACTTCGCCAGCACCGACCACACGGAAGAGTGGATACCTGGCTGCAAGTCTGTGAAATTCAACTCAGAACTCAATGCCTTCGACACCATCATCGAGTTGCCCGATGACAATCTGCTGAAAAAGTATAGGAACAACACTCCGTCGCGCGGTGAGCATTGGAAGAATATCGGCTCAAACGAGTCATGGATTCTTCAGCGTTCGGCACTCAACTATGAGAATGCGCTGGTCAAAATTTCGACCTATGTAGAGTCGGCTGTCGAGGGGAATCCGCAATGTTATGGCCGTCTCGCCATCTTCGACACCGACATGAATGAACCGAAGTTGAAGTACAACTGGACTACAATGCTCGAAGCCTTCCGCTCAGAAGACTATGGCCCTCGCCACAGTTCGACACCGCTCATCGTATTTGAGTCGCAGGCTTCATACATCCTGAGCGATGGTATCCTCTTCATCAACGGCAAATCTGATGCCAACTGGGAATGTATTGCAAACTGCGTTCTTAAAATTGGCAACCACTATTGGAACGGAAGCGCATGGACTACAACCGCCAGCACCTTCACATTGAAATGCGATACCGAGGGTATAGAGGACACGCGCACCTCTATCAACGAGACCGAATACGAGGGTACTGGTATCGCCATCACCACCACGCTGTCAGGTAAGATTTATTTCGCCATCAACGATGTTGTTCCAGAAACTGTAGGGCTTACAAAAAACGGCTATTTCCCCTTGCAGGATTTCGAGATCGGATTCGTGCGTCGCCAACAGGACTCGGAAGCCAACGACCTGAACTACACCGCTACGGGTGGCGCATTCCCCGAAGAGGTGACGGTGGACTCGATATTCACGACCGACAAGGTGAAGACCGAAGGCGACAACACGATGCGCTGTGAGATGGGCTACGGACTGCTGATGAGCGACACGGCTGTCATCGATACCATCCCATACAAATCATCGTATCAAAAGCCGGAGCAGCACAATGCCAACCTGATTGCATCCTATGGCTCGACCATACGACAGGTACTAACGCTCCAACTCTGGAACTCGCGCGTGGCGGCATCACCCAAGTCTATCATCACGCTCGAAGGTAGCAGATATTTCCCAGTCAGCATCAGCCACAACTGGCGCGACGGCATTTCTGAAGTCAAATTAATGGAGATCTAAGACATGAGCAAGACGTTAACAAGAAAATATTTCAAGCGAGTAGCTAAAAGAGATATAAATATCTCTAAGTATTCCGTCAGCAGCGGCGGCAATAGCAGCGGTGGTGGAACAGGTGGCGGCGGTGGCGTGTCGCAATACTGGGTAGAAAGTAATTTTGTATCCATAACTGACTATAACGCAAAGGTCGCAGAGTTGGAACAGCGCATACAAGATCTTGAAGACCGCGTGACCGCACTCGAAAACGCAAGTTGATTTAAAGTAATGAGTAGTTTTTTTCATAGGTGATTATTTTTAG